GCACGACTGGAAGGCCACGCAAATCGGACTTAGACTTCCGGCACACACAGTGCTGTCATGGTTTTACTTCTAAAGCCAATCCTGTTTAGCTTCATCAAATCAAAGGCCGTAAAACAACTGCTACTTGACTGCTTGATCAAGATCAGCGAGCAAACTGACAACCAGTTGGACGATGTGGCTTGTAAGTATGTCCAGGATCTACTGTTCCCTGGAGATCGCGTTGAGAAGTAAATGTGGCTTTGGGTCGTAATCGTTGTGGGCTTATCACTCCTTCCGTTTTTCCAGTTCTTCAAAAAAGGCGATCCCCATCAGCTAGCTGCAATTGCGGAGTTGGAGCGCTCCATCGATCAAGATCTACTTGACGACGAAGCTGAGTGGTTTGAGATGTGGAAGACCAGTGGCATCCACCAAGAGGTGTATGGCGTTCCGTACTACAACCAGCTAGATAGCCTCACGGGTTATGGCTATAGAGAGTGTTTTGACGCAGCAGCCGCAATGGTTGTGGCGTTCCACCATGGCATCAAAAGCCAAGACGCTTATCGACATATACGCCGAAAGTTTGGTGATACGACAGCAGTCCACGCTCAAGTTTCTGCGTTGAGATCACTTGGCCTAGACGCTCAGTTTCGCAGAGATGCCAGGGTTGAGGACATTGAGATTGAGATCGATGCTGGCAGACCAATCATGGTTGGCTGGTTGCATAAAGGCGATCTGACTAAGGGCAAACCAGCAGTGTGCGATAGCGAGGGTTGCGGTCATTGGAGCGTAATCATTGGCTACGACAAAGACGACTTCATTGCAATGGATCCGATGGGCAAGCCAGATATGGATCATGGCGGCCATGACACCACAAAATCTGGTGAGTTGATCAGGATGTCGCGTCCTGCGTTTTACCAGCGTTGGTCTATCGAAGGAGAAGCAAGCGGCTGGGCTGTATTTGTGGATCGATGAATTGGGGATATATCAGTGCGTTCTGGACGACAGTCGTGATGAACTGCGTTCAACCTGTGAATTGGCAAGCTTGTTTACCAGTGCAGGACTGGTTATTTCCCGCTATAGGTGATTACATACGATTTAAGAGTGAGGAGCCTTATGCCTCCGAAAAACGAGCCTTACGATCCATCAATGGAATGGATGCACGTCACTCAAAGCCTTGAAGAAGAACTTACCCTGGAACGTAGTATCAGAGAAATAGAAGACTGCGAAAACATTGACGTGCTATCGCGGCTATGTGTTGCCATGGCACGTCAGCAATGGCATCAGGGTAAATTGCTTAAACAGGCGGTTGGCCACATTGCTTTATTGGACGCCGTGCTTTCCGACGCAAAAAAGACTGTCTAATTGACTTTTCAAGCGTAGTTAGTTTTGGATCAGACTCATGCAAAGTTGCTTTCACTCTTGCTATTGCCGCATCAATGTTGTCTTGTGGTCTTGTAGTCCAATTTGGGTTAGTCATTTTCGGGAGAATCCAATAGTTCAGCTGTAATGTCAAATAGATTTTTTAAGTGCCGTGCGGCATCCAAAGCCATACTTTTATTTTTATAGCTACAAGCATCCTCTAAAAAAGGAGTAAACAAACAAACTTGCCTAGGGTTTCTGTAAAAGGCTGCCAAATACAGAGCTTCATCCTGGTGCGTTCTTAGTATGTATCTCATTTCAATCCTTCTGTTTAGCGCGTCCTTCAACGCGTTTACGAATAGATTGTCTCCACTCTGCCTGATCTTTAGCCATAGCCTCGTTATATAAAGAAGTAGGACTAGATCTTTTTAGTTCAGAGTAAATAGCTTCTCTTATCCAAGCCGTGGCTCTTTTATCTTCTTTTGCTGCAGCTTCTTGAATCATTTCTGCTCGATGAGGATCCAACAAGATTTGAAAGTAAGTTTTATTGCCGTGTCGAAGGGCCATGTTGTTCAGAGTGCTACAACTATATTACCATGTAATAGAAGAATCGGTTTTCTTTTTCCAAGCAGTTGATTGGGCACGACGAGCTTGAGCACGCTGGTTCGTGCATCCCGCCCTTACTTTTTTTGCTTCTTCTAAAAACATTGCAGCTCGCTGAAGATCACCTGCAGTAGCGGTGCGTATTGCCTTTTTTAAACGCTCCATCACTATTTGCCTTCCTGTAAGCGGCATCCATAGCCTCCTGCAAATCCTTGTGATACATTACCGTGCCTTTACAAGAAGAAAACCACCCTATGTCTGTGCAGTAAACGCTGATCATCAGTGAGTTTCCTCCCAAGTTTTACCAGTAGAAACCTCTGCTAACGCTGGTATGTCACCAAGCCAGTGAGCTTCGGCCTCCTCCATTACTTGTTTTAGGGTTTTTGCCCACTCTTCGGCTGCCTCCTCCCGAACTAGAAGCAAAATTTCATCATGCACAGCAGCAGCAATTTTTACCGTGTCTTCCCCCGCTTCTTTAACCAAAGGCCAGAGGTTGCCAAGAGCAAGTTTAAGGATGGCGGCACCAGCACCCTGAACCGGTGTATTACATCTAATAGTCAACCTATTCATGTCTGCTAATAACTCTCGTTTCATACCAGATACAGGTACGCGTATTTGACTTATGCAATTAGACTCTTCAGCTTCTTTAGACATATCTTTGTGCCAAGAAGCAATACCGTCAAAAGCTTTAAACCAATCAGATCTAATTTTTGTGGCCTCCTCTAAAGTCATGCTTACCCCCATACCTGCAGCGTAATTTCTAAGACCGCTTGGCCCAGAACCATATAAAAGACCGAAGTTTGCTGACTTTGCTATTTGGCGCGTACACCCAATAGATTCAGCTGTAACACTATGCAGGTCTTGACCGTCTTTAAACGCTTGACTCATCTTTTCATCTTTAGCTATAGCAGCAGCCAGCTTTAATTCCATTTGACTAAAGTCAGCATCCACCAAAAGCCAACCTTCAGGAGCCTCTACGCATCCACGAAACTGCGGATCTTTAGGTATCTGTTGGTTATTGGGATTAAAACATGTCATCCTTCCCGTTTCTGCGCCCAACTGCATGTAACTAGCTCTAACAAAACCGTCAGGCTGCATTTTTTCTTGTATTGAAGTAATCATTTGGCGTCTCTTTTCAGCTTTTTTCCAATCCAAATAAACTTGAATAACAGGGTGATGCCCCGCAAACTCACGCAGGGACTGCCTTGAAACACTATCAAGTTTGCACTTAAGTACAGCAGATAGCTTTTCCTTCAACTGTTTTGGGCTATTTAAGTTAAAACCTTTGTATTTTTTAGTCCCAGCTCGCACGCTGCCTTCGTCCCTGGGACGTAAATTAAATGTGTCATCCTCATCCCTGGGTAGCTTATCTGATTTTGGAAGAGCTGCATCCAGCATCCGAACAAAATCCTTTGCATATTCCTGTATATCATGCTCGTAATCTATTTTCTTACCATTAAGTCTTTTCCCGTTCCAAGGCAACCCTGTTCTTTGCATTTGCGCCATAGCAGGTAAAGCTAAACACTCTAGTCTGTAAGCACCAGCAAGACTAAATTCGGCTAATTCTTGTTTTAGTATACTATCTAATTCGCACAAGACTTCTACATCTTTAGCTGCATAGTTAATTTGCTCATCGGTTAAATTCCCAGACCAATCCGATCTTTGCTGCTCCTTATCTAAATCAATGCTCAGATATTTTTTAACAACACTTTTGAGGCTGTGTTTTCTATTGGGGAGTCCGTTGGACAGAAGACGGCTGGCCAGCATGGAGCAACCGAGGTTTGCCGGATTTGGGTGGATGTCGTACTGCTGAAGCCACCCAATATCAAACACAGCGTTATGGGCAAGCCAGAAACGGTCTCCGTTGCTGAAGAAGCGGCCCAACACGTCCCAGTCGCTTTCATTTAATTCAAAACAATCGATGACAACAATAATCTTTCTGACCTGACAGCCCAGCTGTATTAAACGGAGCTTCCCTTGTTCAGGTTGAAGCTGGAGCGTTTCCACGTCAAAGCAAATGGACACAGCCGTGTCGATTTCGTTCAGATGCTCTATCCCTCTGAGAACGTCGTAACTCATTTGCTTGCCTCGGGATAAGCCAAGCCCAGATCGAGCCAATCCCATTCGTGAATCATTTGGTCCGTTTCGGGGCATGGGGCGTACCAGCCACCTTCATCCAACTCCCATCCGGCTGCAACACGGATGTCATAAACACGGCTTTCTTCGGCCATAGCGGCCTCAACCTTGTCTAAGTGGTCGAACCAAGTAGGACAGGTTTCCATCATTCGGAGATTTTCTTGTGCCCTGTAGAGGGCTGCTGAGTCAGACATGTGTGGTGTCAAGCAACTCTGGCAGTGTAGCACACTACTCTGTAAGTATGTGTTCCAAGAATGGAAAATGATCTATATCGTAAAAACTCATAACAGCCACATCAATACCAAAGTTCAAAGCAGCTGTAACTTGGCATTGAAATTCTGTGTGACCATCTGCGTCATCCTGGTACGTTACTTGTTCCACAGCTAAGACTCTGTTTTCAGGGTCATAGCTTGTATAACGCGCAAGAGCTAACCTTTCGTATGTAATGCAGTCTGCTGTCATTAGCGTTTTGCAGTAGGTAAACTGAACATTGTCTCTCACGCTGGGGTACCGCCTGATAGAACCATGACGTTGTTTAAAACACCAGCGTGCAACACAGTTAAGAAGCCAATTCATTAAAAACAATGGCAACAACGTTTTCTAGTTGTCTCCTGTCCATGCCATTACCCGTTCTACGCCTTACCAGGCTTACCAAAGTGTGGAAGTCTTTAGGGCCATAGTCCCCAACATCTTTAGCTTCTCTGGGAACAAGTCTGTCTCGTATAAACTGGGCTCTTGATATATGTTTAGACCCGGCTTCTTTGTCTACCTGAGCTAAAACTTCTTCGGGAATGCGGACTGTAATTTCTTTCATTAAAGGTACTCGTTGTAAAAGGCACTGCCGGGTCCGTATTTAGACACGATCTCTGGAAACGCGTCCAGAACCCTGGAGCGATTACGAGGATCAGCTAGCAGTGCCGCTTCAGACAGCTTACTGATGAATGCACCACCGTAATTGTGTGCGGTCTTGATGGTGGCATTGGTTTGTTTTTCTGTCACAGCTCGATAAATAACAGTGGTACCGTAGCACATTATAGTTTTCCTCGCAACCGCAGGCTTTCCCAAAAAACGTCCCAGGCTAATTCTGGGTGACTTACAAAAATTTCGTACTCGACTTTGGGGTTTTCGGTAAGCCGACAAGCAAGTGGTGGATCTCCTAAAGACTCGTTTAAAAGACTCCACCATTCTTTTATGGATGTTCTCCGAGCAACGCTGTCTTGCTTGCCCGGAAACGCGTCCCAGTTCATCTGTTCCCCTTGAAGGTGGTAATTCTTCGGGCGTTCAGCCTTTCGTTTCATCTGCCCCATATTTTGTTGGCGTTAAGCATGAGCTGGTGAAGATCCTCTGGAGATCGCCTCGCGGGGGGATATTGATCTGAGTGTCCCACTGAGGCAGATCCGTTCGTATCACTAGGTTTAGCAGTGGGACACTTTACTGTTTTCGTGGGGGCTGTCCCACTGGTCTTTGATGAGTGGGACACCTTCTCCGTTTTTTGCGGTTGTCCCACTGCTTGTCCCACTGCAGAATCCGCTCCAGTACTGGGTTTAGGTGTAAGTGGGACACTTTTCTTACCCTCTCCGCGCACGCGCGTGTGTGGGGGTTGTTCAATAACCGCTTTGTAAAGCCGTGGAACGTCCCCACCTTTGCCTTTAATCAACACCCCTTCTGAAGTTTCGATCAGCCCACGCTTAACCCAACGCTGGAGCGACTTCCGTATAGCCGCAACATTGCCGCCAACAATCGGATCCGAGTCCAGCTCTGTTCTGCTGATGGATCGTGGGTAGATGGAGCGCACCCGAGCCAAGACCCGATCACTGATCCCGCTCGGTGAAGTGTTGGTGCTGTCAATTTCAGCGGTGAAGTCTGAGATGGAGAAAGTCAGGTCAGATTCCTGCTTCATGATCAGAGCTGTTCCGCTACGTCCGCTGCGGCTCTTCTCAACGCTGATGATCCGGCTGTGGGGCGTAGTGGCGTCGTTGCTCTCTAACTGCTTGTCAGTCGGTTCAGACAGCCTCCAGGTCTCTGTAACGGCGTCTCTAATAGCGGTAGTACCCCTAAAACCGCCCTGCTTGTTTGCGTGGTGGATGATCAGAATCGTGGTCGCTGGAAATAAAACCCCGTTGTTCCGTGTCAGCCAATAAAGCGGCGTAGCAAAATCCGACTTGTTTTCATCAAAAGCACGTCCGCCAGAACAACCAATCAAGGAGTCAACGATGACCATCTTTGGTTTGCGCTCTGTCATCAGAGCCTGGAACTGGGCGTAATACTGCAAGTTCCAGTTGTTATGGATCATCACGTCAGACGTGCGAGGAAACTCAACCTCATCAAGCTGGCTATCCAAATCATCCAAAGGCTGGTCGCCATTCAAGATCAAGCAACCACCTTTTTGCACTGGAACGTGTTTACCCCGAACGACAAAAGGTGTTCCATTTACAACGTGCTTGGCCAGCGTCCATGCAGCAGTTGATTTTCCTTTACCGCCTTCGGCATATATAAGAACCACAGCAGGCTTAGCAAGAACATCAGGGATTAAAAATTCACGTCCAGTTATTTTTCCTTTTAATTTATCCAATGTAAAAGATCCTTCGTCTTGTTCAAATCCTATATGGTCAGCATAAACCTGCTCAAGTTTTGCCTGATCCCTGTACTTACACTCTTGGGCAATTCTATTAGCTTCAAAGTTACGTTTACCAGGGTTAGATATCTTCATAGCTTCACCCATCTGCTTCATCGCTTCTTCAAATGAAAGCGTTGCATCTCTGAAACTTATTGGCGTCTGATCGATTTCAGCCACCACCGATGCAAGATTGTCCCTTTGAAATCGGGCACGCTTTGGGTCGTAGTGGTCTGCATAACTTATAAGACTGCCAAAACTCAGTCCACCATTGGATTTAAACCCAGCTTCCCAACGCTTAAGGCATGGGTCGTCATTCTCCCAATCCTCTCTATATTCTTCATCCTGTAAAGACCATTCCCGCCAAATATTTAAACCATCCTCATTAGGTAACTCTGAATGAAGCATGGCTCCAATACGCCACCAAGTATCTTCAGATCCCCGTCCCTCGGGCTGAATTACGGATAAACAAGACTTTGCAATAGCAATAAGCTCTTCCCTGGAACGTGACGCATACCTAAAATCCTTTATAGTTCTACCTTCAATTTTTTCGTTATATTCTCTAAAAGACTCCTGCATTTCTGCTAAAAGCCACCCAGGAATCTCTGGAATAGCATTAATGTCACCTTTAAAAACATATTCCCCACCTTTTGGGTACGCACCGCTAATTACACCCTGCTTGCCCCATAAAACTTCCCAACCAGCATTGGTCTGAGAAAGCACTAAACCCCTAACTTCATGCCAGTTTTTCTCTGGAATACGAAACAGGTATTTGGCAGCATTTTTCTTAGGTGAAATAACAACTGGAACATCCTTAAAAGTCGTGCCCCACTTCTTTTTCAGTATCGAAAGGTTGGCGTCAACATCAAGAATTACGAGCCCATCACTACATGGCCCTGTGTAGACACCGATCGCTTTGAAGACATCAGGCTGTTGTTCGATATATCGGGCAGCCGCATACGGGCGAACAATCCTGTGTGGTTCGGTGCCAGCCTTGTTAAGCGGAGACTTGCCACAAGCTGGGTGGCCTGTTTTCGGCAGTGGAACGCCTTTTGCGTAGATAGGCCCAGTAGCCCAATTTTCAGGCAAAGAGCGGACAAATTTGACGAGATCCATTTGCTACAGTGACGTGGTTAGTAGTTCAACAGTTACCTCCAGAGGCTTCTCCGGCCCTGGAGGTTTTTTCATTCTACAACAGTTGACACCCGCTGTCAGTGTGCTACCTTTTTAAAGCACCGGGCAATCAGCCCTCAGCATCTACAAAATGCCATTTCTTTCCAAAAAAGCCTCATCTGCGGTAGCAGGCAGCGGCGACCGTCCTTATCTGAATCCTTCTAAAGTTCCTTCTGGCGAGACTGTTCGCTTTGCTTTGCTCAGCGACCAACCAATCGAGTTTTACGAGTGCTGGGGCGTATCTACAGACGGCAACGACAAAAAGAAGCCGTTCCGTTTCGTACAGGATCCCACTTCAGAAGAAATTGAAGCTGAAATGGGTGACAATTTTGAGCGTCGTGCGAGCTTCGATGGTGAAAGTGCCGAGCCCAGCAAATTTGCTGTTGCTGCTCCGGTTTACAACTACACGACTGCAAGAGTCGAAATAATCCAAATCACTCAAAAGAGCATTCTTCGTGAGTTGGACGGCATCTCCCAAATGGAGGATTACTCCAATCTGCTGGAGCACGACTTTGTTTTGGGCAAAGAGGGTTCAGGCAAAGCAAGTGAGTACAGCTTGCGTCCTGTCCCACAAAAGAAAGGCAGTGAAAAGGCAACCAAAGCTGCCTGGGACGACGCCTTAGAAGCTGGCTTCGACATTGATCGAATGCTGGATGACGGCAACCCATTCAGTGCTGAGTAAAACAGCATGTTTCAGGGGCTTAACCGCCCCTTTTTTTATTGCATACAATTAATCAGCTTTAGCCCTTCAATGCCTGATCGTCACTACGAAAAACCTTTACCAGAGACGATCACCACAATCTTGGAAGACGGCAGAGTTTCAATCTCAGTAGGAAATATCACTGGAATTGTTAGTTCGATGCACTTGATAGAACCCAAAGCTCATCAGCTACAAAAGGCTTGGCTCAAGAATCAGATGGATTTGGTAGATGCAAGCAACTGATTCTCAAAACGCATTAGCTGGTTTACGCCGCTGGACCCTGGAACGTGACGACTCTGGTCCGCACCGTGTGTATCGCGATGAGTCCGGCGTGTCTTACGCCTCAGTGACACACATTCTCAAAGAAACCTCACCCCAATGGCAAAAAGATGCACTCGACCGCTGGCTGGAACGCCCAACTGCTCCCATGGAGCGTGACATTGCTTGCCAGCGCGGCACTTTGGCGCACAATCACGCGGAATATGTCCTCAAGACGGCAGCAAAGCTGGCGCGACAGTCTGCAAACAAGCGAGGTAGCTGGAGGGCTGGAGATGACGGCCTGGAACGTGCCCCCAAAGGAATCACTAGCTGGGCAATCGAAAAAGCCATTCAGGGGGCTCCTAGGGTCTCCTGGAGCGCCTCTGGGTACGCCCGAGGTCTACGGTCTTGGATCGGAGAGAACGTAACGGCCATTCATGCCATCGAATTTTCCATTCATGACCCACGAGGCTGGGCTGGAACGGCTGACGCTTTAATCGACCTAGATGGCAAGCTCTGCATCGCTGATTGGAAGACCAGCGTTAACGCCCGTAGTGAAGAAATGTTGTCAAACTATATATGCCAGACTGGAGCGTATTCCCTGGGATTGCAGCACCTGACTGGGTTAAAGCCCAAGTGTGGAGCGGTTGTAGTAGCCCGACGCAGTGGAGCACCTCAAGTTCGGTTGCTCAGTGAGTTAGAATTACGTGGGGCAGAGTGTCAATGGTTAGAGAGAATGAACCTTTATACGGCCCAGCAAGCCCTAAAGAACTAAGTAAGGCACTGGAATGTCTCTATACGGGACAGATGAATGTGGCTATACAAGCCAGGGCATTAAGGATGACTCTGGAACGTCTAAAGCAACTGTTCAACGCCTACGTGGCAGAACGCCCCATCGATATAAACGATGAGGACGTGTATGCCGCTGATCTACAAATGACTTGGCCTTTTGCTTAGGACTGGAACGGTATGAAGAATTGGCTCGGCTTGCCGTTCATGGTCACGCCATCTTTCCAAGTCAACCCAATGCAATGGTCATTGAGCAGGCACTTGATCAGAAACTCATCAGTCTTTGGAGCGTAGATAACAACGTAGGCATTGGATGCCCAGTGGACCGTTTTGCCAGCCATCACGGCTGTTTTGATCTCAGTTAAGTTCATTTTTCTGAATACAGATAGGTGTTTAGTTTTTGATGCAATGCTTGAAGCATTTTGTACTTGACACAATCAGACTGTCTAATATTTTCAAAGAAACCCATTTCCATGAATACGGAATCATGGAGCGTTTCTAACTCTCTGAACGTGAACTCGATGCTGGTGTTTTTCATGTTGGAACGTAAGTGAGACAAAATCTCAGACTGTTTGAGACAACCCACCCATTCGGGCGAGTCTTTCGTATTCACGCACTAAACGTGCATAGTCTTGAACGTTGCCACCTTTAAAGGCAGTGATTAACAGTTGGCGCGTCATTCTCATCAACGCGTCCCTGTCTTCGTAGCTAATCCCTGGAACGGAATCCGCATCGATTCCCGCATCTTCTGCGAAGCGTTGAATATCGGCTGATTCACAGTCCCGATAAGCCGTCGCTCTGCTTAAGCCGTAGTCACGTTGGAGCGTTGCTGCTACGTCGGCCCGTTTAAGGCCCATATCGAGGAGTCGCTTCGCTTCCTCTAGTTGTGCTTCCCTTTCTTGATTGGTGCGCTTCATTCTGCGACCTCCCACTGAACGTCATCTAGGTAAACCGTGACGGTTGCCATGCAATGCGCTGGACCGTATTGGGCAGGCTCTGCAATGTCAGGCGGATACAAAGCTGCTGGAGCGGTTTGCACCATGTCGCCAACGATGGCGTGAACTCGTAGTTCAATCTCTCCGGTGTGGTGCGATCGGATCACCTCCACCTCTTCGATTCTGAGAATGTCGTGGTCCATCGGTTGTATTCGTTGGTTACTCTGCTACAGTAGCATCAGTTCAACCAACACCGCAACATGCAAGCAACTCTGGAACAAGTCCAAGCCCGTAACCAGTTCAACGCTTTTTGCAACCTTACTGAAGGTCACCTGGTGCGTTTACTCAGCGATTGGCAGGATCAAAAGGTGTGGAAGACTAGCGGCCACGGTGGAGCGGTTGCCAAGCTCCAAAAACAGTTTGACCACTACTGTCAGCAGAACGGGTACAACTTGCAAGGTAAACCCTTTCTATCTCTGGTGGGGCGTTATGGCGCGTTAAACGTGTTCATTCGGGCGACTTGCTACCCAGGGGGAGAAGGTACCCCGATCAACCTATCGGCTGATGTCTACCTGGCGCGTTTCAACGATCAAACCGGCGTTATGACGCGGCTACTGGAATGCTACAAGCGCCGCGTAGATTACACCCTAGAAGAACTTAAAGAGAAGGCAGAACGGGCTTATGCACTGGAAGCCGAAGCCCGGGAGTTGCGCTCTTCAATCTCCGACTTTAGGTGACATTAAAAAGGCCCCTAATTGGGGCCGTTTTGTTGTTCATAGTGCTGAAGCTGGATAAGAATTTAAATATTCGGTGATACTGTCACGGATACAGTCGAACCCGTCCCGCCATGGAGTGTCATCACGCCTAGCGGCAAAGATGCATAGCCCATACTGCTGAAGCATTCCGACGCGATCGCTGACGCTCTCGGTCTCCCAATACTTTGAGATTCCCTCCGATTCCAGTTCGGAATGGTCATCGTCAGATAGCAACGGGTAACTCTCTACGGCTTGGATTGATTCGATCATTTCATCAGTGATAAATCGAATATCAACCGCAATGCCGCAGCCGTTGTGACCGTAACCAATCTCATGGATGGCGTTGTGTGGATCGTCTGAATCAAGAAATGTCCTGAAGTTTGACAATCCCACCAGGCCCGTTGTCCCGTAATCGCTGTAACCGAACAATGACGGAACGAATCCGAGGGACAACTCCCGCCAGCCATTATCGATGCAACGGGTAAACAACTCATCATGGGATTGATCCCACCAGACTTGACTAGGTTTTCCATCTTCGATCAGAACCCAATGGCCTTGACAACCGTCAAGTTGATCGACCCGACGCTTTAATTCGTTAGTCACTTTAAATTTAGGGTAAAAGAAAACCCCAGAGCGTGAACCCTGGGGCGTTTGATTAGATGAAAGAAGGAAGCTCAACAGGGAGAGCGTGTGCTCTGTAGCAACGATGAGGATTGATTCGACGCCATAGGACGGCGAGTCGTTCCGCGTCTGCTTTAACCCTGGGGCGACCGGACCCCTTGAATCGAGCCCAGCCTAACTTGCAGCCGTAGTAGCAGTAAACCGTATGGTTCATTGTACTACCTCCTGAGGCAGAGCTTTGGCTAGCTCGGTGGATAGCTTGCGGAGAAACTTTGCCGCTTCTTCGTCTTCCTTGCGATACCCGAGCTCTTTGACGTAACCAAGCACTGCACCACGCAGGACAGCATTGGTCAAACCCTCAAGCTCGAGCTTATCGTCGTTGTTAGTATCACGGATCGTGATCCGGCTGTCGTCACTGTATGAACTCGAGTAGAGATGCACAGCACAGGCGGCCAGACCACGGAACGTTTGAACGGTTGAAGCTTTCATTTAAGTGATAGAATGAAGGACATTGTGCTCCATCACACGCGGTGCGAGATTGACTGATTGCCACAGCGCCGGGCATAAAGGCGCATGGAGTCTCCCGCGAAATCGCGTGCTTCTGCTATGCAGTTTTCTAGGTTCTGTTACTGAAGGTGGACTCCTGGTGCCCCTCCCTCCATGTCTATAGTGTAGCACATTATCATCGGCCAGAGGGGGTGGGGTAGCAATCTTAACAATTGCTAAAGGATCCCCCAGGGGACTTAAATAAATACTGCCAAACCTATCTATTGTGCTACCCGGGGGCAGGGGTCAAAAAACACACTTCTTATGTGCTACACCCCCAAAACAAAATAGACCCCTAGATATGGCTTTACATGTTGCTATTGTGGCTGCAAAGGTTGTTTCCTAGTTATGGACGAAAACACCACCGAAGAGAAGGTAGTAAAAAGAATCGGTGGTCCAAAAAACCCGAAGGACATCCAAGAAGCCCGCATTCTTCGCCTATATCGCCGCCAATTAGAGGGTTTACCCGCTCTTCAACTGGTACTCGACCACGCAAGCAAAGAACAGGTGGGACGTGCCACTGCATTCCGCGATTGGAAAGCAGTCCAAGTCCTAAATCGCGAAGATTTTGAGCGCGAACGCGAAGATATGGCCTCCAGAATATTTTCTATGCGCTCCCGCCTCTACAACTCCGCCGTAAAACGAGGCCAAATGCAAACAGCTGCCAACGTCCTCGATTCCCTGGCACGTATGGTCGGTTGCGATCAGGTGGAAGAAAGTAGCACATTACCTGAAATCCACGTTAAGATCGAAAAACCCGAGTAAATAACACTTTTGGCGAAAACACTCGATATAAGCCTTCGTCCCGCCCAAGGAACTGTATTTAGCGCCAAAGAAAGATTCCGCATATTGGTTGCAGGCCGTCGCTTCGGCAAGTCCTACCTCTCCTGCATCGAATTATTCACCAAAGCCCTGGAACGTCCGGGCGAAACCTATTTTTACTGCGCCCCGACATACCGAATGGCAAAGGACATTGCCTGGAAAACGTTAAAAAAGACAATCCCGAAGGAATACATACGCTCCAAGAACGAAACTGACTTACGCCTAGATCTTGTAAACGACTCCACGATCGAACTAAAAGGCACAGAAAACGCAATGGCGCTTCGTGGCCGATCTTTAGCAGGAGTAGTGCTAGACGAAGCCGCCTTCATGGAATCAGAAGTTTGGTTCGAGGTCATCCGCCCCGCTCTAGCAGACAAACAAGGCTGGGCACTTTTCATCTCTACCCCAGATGGAACGGCCAGCTGGTTCTACGACCTGTGGTGCTACTGCGAAGAAGACAAAACAGGCGACTGGATCCGCTGGTGCTACACAACAATTGAGGGCGGCAACGTCCCTGCCCATGAAGTTGAAGCAGCCCGAGCCCAACTTGACTCTCGTACATTCCGCCAAGAATTTGAAGCCAGCTTCGAGAACCTTACAGGCTTAGTCGCCATAAGTTTCAGCGACGAAAACATATCCACCGAAGCCAAAGACATCAAGGTCTTGCCCTTACTACTAGGCGTTGACTTCAACGTTGACCCAATGAGTGGCATTTGCGCCGTAAAAGACAACGAAACGCTGTACGTCTTCGACGAAATCATGCTGCGCGGTGGAGCGACAACCTGGGATTTCGCAGAAGAAGTAACCCGCCGCTATGGCGTGGATCGTCGCGTAATCGCGTGCCCGGACCCTACAGGCGGCGCAAGAAAAACTTCTGGCATTGGCGTAACAGACCACACGATTTTACGCCGCAGCGGCTTTAACGTTCAATCACCAAAAGCACCTTGGAAAATACGCGACAAAATTACAGCTGTAAATACTGCCTTATTTGATGCTGCTGGAACGCGAAGAACGGTAATTCACCCACGTTGCAAACAACTAATCAAGGATTTAAGAACACTAACTTACACACCAAACACCGGCCTACCTAACAAAAATTTGGGAGTAGACCACGCATTTGACGCATTTGGCTATTTAGTTTTGCAACAATTTAATTTGGCAAAACCAGAAGCAATGGGCACTACGTCTTATCGCTTGTACTAGAGCAGCAGCTTGCTGTTAAAGGCACTCGAACCATATCTCCCTCCCAATGCAGGTAAGCACCGATGTTTACTTCTGGTGCTTGTGCGGTGTACCAGCGAAAATCACAACTGGTGCAGTGCCTCCGACGCACAGTTTCATACGGCCCTTCAACAGTTTTCTTAGTCGTAACGACATGCACGCGAAACGATCCGCATTTGGGGCACTTCAAAGTAGCTATTGATTGGCACGAAAGCCTAGACTAGGTCATTAGTTATTGCTTATCGAGATGGCTGACAAGAAAAGTGCTGCGACAAAGCGGTGTGAGGGCTATATGAAGGCTGTTCGTAAGAGCAAGAAGAAGACCACTAGTAAGAAGAAAAAGTAAGCGTTAGACTGAAGCAACCCTACTGCCCATCTGTCATGCCCCAAGGCCCCGGAACCTACGGCAGCAAGAAAGGCCGCCCCGCCAAAAAGAAAAAAGGGCTGTACGCAAATATCGCAGCCAAAAAGAAGCGAATTGCGGCTGGATCTGGCGAAAAGATGAGAAAAGCGGGCGATCCTGGCGCACCAACCGCAAAAGACTTCAAAAAATCTGCTAAAACCGCTAAAAAGCCACCCAAAAAGAAGAAGTAATGGCTGAAAAGAAAAAGCGTAAAAAAGGGCCAAATCTTAGTGTTGGCCGTGGTGAAAAACTTCCAGCAAGTAAAGGTGCAGGACTGACTGCAAAAGGCAGGGCTAAATATAATAAAGAAACCGGCTCAAATCTAAAAGCACCTGTCACCGGCAAGCCTAAAACCAAGAAAGAAGCAGCGCGTAAGAAATCTTTTTGTGCTCGCAGCAAGAGTTGGACTGGAGAACGAGGCAAAGCTGCTCGAAGGAGATGGGGTTGCAACAACTAATCAATGGTTAAAATAATGACATGACTTACTCCGTCCCAGGGCTCGTTCGGACCCATTTGGTCAGCAGCTCCTACATGGGGAGTGTTGACAGTCCATTTGTCCGAACACGGGCAGTGATTGACCAGATGAAAGGCTGGGAAATCATGAAAGCCGTGGTCTCTGGCACTGAGTATTTACGTGATAACAGCGAAGCATTTCTGCCATTAGAGCCTCGCGAAGATTATTCCGCGTATCTAGCGCGTGTAAATCGTGCTGTATTTACGCCATATACCCAACGGTTGATTCGAGCGGCGGCAGGTTTAATTCTGCGTAAGCCAATCAATATTGTTGGCGATCCATATTGGACAGAAGTTTTCAACAAAGATGTTGATGGCTGTGGTTCAGATCTGGATGAGTATGCACGTCGTCTGGTGATTTGTGCTCTGACCTATGGCCATTGTCATACGTTGGTTGACTTTCCCGCTCCAACAGAAGCCCGAAGCCTTGCAGAAGAGCGTGCATTAAACCGTCGTCCATATTGGATTGAGGTTGATCCAACCAAAGTGTATGGCTGGCGTTTGGAT